TGTTGGTTACCCAGTAATTAGCATTGCCTGAAAAGTCTTTGCCTAAACCTGCATTGGATGCGGTAGTCAGCGCAGAGTTGTCTGTAAACGGCAGGTAGAAACCGTTTGTGCCGTATGTGCCGTTGTAATGGGCTGGTTGCCATACGCCTGTTGTGCCGTCGTATGCGCCAAACGATGATGGAGTCAGTTGTTGGCCGTCAATGAAGTTGACTTCAGCAAGGTAACCGTCAAAAAATTGGTTTCCTTGATTTTGATACCTTGCAATATTGTGTGGACCAGTGCTATTTACTGGCGTATTATCATTTTGCGCTGGATAACCAGCAGTACCAAATGCAGTAATTTGAACACCGTTAACGTACAGTTTTACACGGTTTGTGCTTGTACTTTGAGTTGTGTCAATTGCACAAACAATGTGATACCAAGCAGATGGATCACGATAAACTGATGTTGAAATTAAATCAACCCATGCTGAACCAGTTGCGTTATTTGAAAAATCAAGTTGATCCGATGATGTAAATTGCAATTGACATCTTGGAATTCCGCCGCCTCCAGTTGTTGAATCCGCCCCAAATAATTGCATTGTTGAACTCAAAACACCTCGCTTAACCCAAGCACTCCATGTCCAAGTTTTTTGGTTTGTAGCACTTGCTGGTGTCCGGTTCAAGTACGCACTTGCGCTAGAACGAAACCGCAATGAACGGGACAGAGTTGTTGGAGCCAAAGGCCATGTGTTGGCCTTGATGTTTTGCTCGGCCTGATCCAGTGACCAGATACCAGACGCCGCCGCCAATGACGGAGCCACTGGGCTTTTTGTAATGAACCCGCCGGGGTACTTTGTGCTCATGCTGTGTATGTCCCAGAAGATGTAAAGGTGTGGTAAGTGTATCCACCCGCAGAAGTTACTGTACCGCCTGTTCCACGTTGAGCGCCAGCATAACGAATGATGACGATGCCAGAGCCTCCAGCAGAAGTAGACCAAACACCATCACCCAAGCTATCCCCGCCGCCACCGCCACCGCCGCCTGTATTTGCCGATCCAGAAGGGGTGGTGGTGTTCCATACAGTATTTCCATTACCGCCGCCGCCAGACCCGCCAGACCCAGCTGTAGAATTAGCGGCGGCGGATCCACCACCACCGCCAGCATAAGTAACGCCATTAGACCAAGTAGAACCCGCGCCGCCGCTACCCGAAGCGGAGGCCGAATTGCTTGCCGCACGGCTTCCACCTACAGCGCCTGCACCGCCGCCGCCGCCGCTACCCGCATAATAAGTAATGGCCGGGACGCAACAACACCCGCCAGTACTTCCCCAATATGAACTTCCACCGTTATTACCTTGACCAGATGTGCCAGCCGATCCCGCGGTTGCGCCCCCCCCGTAGGGAGCCGCCGCACCGCCACCAGACCCTCCAGTTCTACTTGAACCACCGCCGCCAGTAGATGACAAACTGTTAAAAGAAGAGTCAGTCCCACTATTTCCCGAATTGATACTTGACGTAACTTGAGACGCTCCGCCACCTACAGTTGCATTAAGAGCCGTACCAACAGTAACGGCTGCCGTGCCTGTCCTATAACCCCCTGCACCAGCGCCTCCTGAGGGAGTTACTCCACCATAGCTACGAGCACCTCCGCCGCCACCACCTGCAACCACAAGGTATTCAATAGAATAAGGCGCTTGGGGCCAAATGCTACCAGCCTGCGCTTGCATCTGCTGTGGGCGTGTCCACATCCCAGTAGCAATACTGGCTGTTGGTGTATTGGCAGTAGCGGATTTAACTCCGCCTTTGTATCTGAAGCTCATGTAGGCTCCCGATTAAGAGATGTCTTCGTAGCTGATGCTGTAAGTGATACCACTTGCCGTGCCTGAAGTCACCGAAATGGATGTGCCTTCTTGCAAGTAGATTGCAGTAGTCTTGTCCGTTACGATCAAAGCGGCGTTTGCTGGAACCGAGATGGTAGAAGCAATTGGGTAAGCCGTACCGCCAGAAGGTGCAGAGCCTTGAGCCACAGCGCCGTTGGTGTATAAGCTGACCGTGGTGTTCACAGCCGCAGAACCGTTAACGTTGGTTGCAACGATCTGATTGATCTTGTAGACCTTGCCAGACGATGCGGTGTTAGGCAACAACACCACAGCAGTGGTAGCTGACGGCGTCAGGTAAGTTGTATTACCGTAGATGGTCGTGACGTTGACTATGTTTGGGTTTGCCATGATTTATCCTTAGAATCCAAAGATCATCGCCATTGCGATGGATTTACCAGTTGTAATGCCGCTTGACGTTTGAAAGGTTGGTGCTGATGAGCCATTGCTGGTTAGAACTTGACCCGCCGTCCCTGCCGCTGTTGTAGCCAAAGCTGTTGTGGTGCTGGCGTATGTTATGCCGTATTGTGTAAACGCGCTTGATTGACCAGTACCACCTGCTGTATTTGGCAAAGTGCCAGTAGCTAATGCACTCGTGGAAGTGGCGTATACCGCCCCGCCGGAAGTAAACGATGTTAAGTTTGTACCGCCATTGGCAGTTGCTAAAGTGCCTGCAACCGTTACTGCGCCAGTGGTGGCCGTAGCTGGAGTTAAACCCGTGGAACCAAATGTGATTGAGGATACGTTTGTTGCAGCTACTGTTGACGCAACCTTAACGTAGTCCGTTCCATTGAAGTACGCAATGGCTGTCTCAGCTACAGCTACGGAGATACCCGTCTGCCCACTGGCCTTTAAAGTAACCGTGCTGCCCGTAGCGGAGTTGACAATCAGGTAAGTCTTACTGGTAGACGGTGCAGTAATAACCTTGGCTGTGGTCAGTGTGCCTGTAACCTTGATGATGGCAAACTGCGCTGATGCTGTACCCGCGCCCGTCAGGCTTGATACGATGTTGGTTGCAGCACTTGTTCCGTTGGTGTTAGACAGTGTTACTGCCCCATCACCTGTTAATGTTACCGTCCCAGCAACAGAAATATCAAGATACGACGTGATGCCGTTGTCAACCATGTCTCCCCATGTGCCGGAGAGTTCTCCTGTGACTGGCAGTGCCAAGCCAAGGAGTGATGAATATGCTGTAGTCATGAAAAACCCTTATTGCGTATTTAAAACCGACCAGCCGGGGGTTTGCGCGGTATCGACATTCTGCCAGTTTGCTGTCTCGCTGTCATCAATTAAACTCCAGTAAAACACACCCATAGTCCCTAATGATCCTGATGCTACGTTGCCCGTCAGGGTTGCGCCCCGTCCAGTCATGGAAACTGTACCAACAGCCCCTTGCGTTCCTACACCAGTCAACGCAACAACTATGTTCTGAGTAACCGACCCAACAGCACCTGTTGCTACGTTACCGTTAAGAGGAACCGCCACCGCGCCTACTGCGCCTGTTGCATTGTTCCCCGTCAAACTAGCCGTCTTGCCAACCGCCGCAGTTCCCAGCAATCCCGCAGCGTTAACACCCGTCAATGCCAGTGTTACGCTAAGTCCTACGTTCCCAACCAATCCAGAAGCAAATGTACCCGTCTCACCTTCCGAAGCACTTGGCACTACTGTACCCACAGCCCCCGAAGCCGCTACGCCCGTCAGTGCAAAATCCTTTGCTCCAACAACCGTGCCCGTAAACCCACTTGCCAGCACACCCGTCAAGGCTTTGGTGCTACTGACAACAACCGATCCCGTAAACCCTGAAACCCCGACACCTGCCAGAGCTATCGTAATGTTGACCGTCTGCGTACCAACTGCGCCTGCTGCGCCTACGCCCGTGAGGGCTACCGTTATGTTTGAGGTAGGGGTTCCAACGTTGCCGGAAGCAGCATTCCCCGTGAGCGGTAACGCACCGCCCCAAGTCCCGCTACCCCAAGTGCCGTCGCCCCATCCCAGAGACATAACAACCTATCAGGTTGTAGACAAGCGCAGCAAAGCTGTGGTTGTCGTGTTTGATGGCATAGTCAATGTAAACGTACCAGCCGTAATGGTTTGAGAGCCAAACGTATGGACAGACACAGCCTTGTTAGACTGAGTGCTGTTATAAATCAACACGGTATCAAACGCAGTGCTCAGCGTGACGGTCGTGTAAACAATGTTTGCCGAAGGCGTCCAATACCCCACACCCGCCGTAACCGACGAATTGGTAGAAGTTGGAGCCGTTGCATTAGTGACCGATACACCGCCAGCGGTATAGTTTGTGCCAGTCACTTCACCCGTTGCTGAATAAGCAGTGGTACTTGCATTGACGGTGGCAGAAGCCAAATACAGAGCAGCTTTAAACGTATCAGCAGTGGTTGCCGCACGAATTGGAGATGCACCGAAGTTATGGGTTGCAGTCATCAACTCGCCCAAGAACGAGGTGCACATGGATTGTGTGTTTGCCATGATATTTCCTTTATGCCATTGAAGCGGCTACGAGATCAGAGAAAGGGGAAGTCTTGAGCGATACATGCGCTGAACGGTGGACAAGTTCACCATCCAACCAGTATTCAGTCCAAGTTGTATATTCAACGTCATTATCGACGGAACCTTCTTTTTTCTCAAGAAGAGAATCGTCCATGTCGCCTTTGGTAGTTGTGACCAGCATGTGTGTCCTTATGAGATACGCACGATTGCGCTGTTGGCATCGGCAGTGGGGAAAACAATTTGGAATGTGGTGTTACTTACTGTCTTGTCTGAACCGAAGTCCAGAACTGCCACCGACTTGTTGCTTTGCGTGGAGTTATAGATCAGCGCTGCCCGTGCAGTAAACGATGCGCCTGACCAACTGGTGTCACTGAAATCTATATAGGCTGTAGGAACCCCGGCTGTGTTGTTGCCTGAAGTGGGACTGACACTAATAACCAATGTGTTTCCGCCTGCCGTATAGCCTGTGCCAACAACTTCATTACTGGTTGTATATACAGTTGTTGTTGCATCCAACGAAGCTGCGGCTGTGTACAGCGCAATTTTAAATGTGTTGGGCGACGTTGGGCCAAAGTTGTGCACGGCCTGAAGCAGTTCAACTCTGAACGAGGTGGTGGTGGTTTGGGCAATGCTCATGGAACAGCCACCCTAGTTTGGCCAGAGCGGTACGCATCACGGCGCTCCAAACCATCGCCCAGACGTTTGGCCAATGCAACAGCTTCTTTGTACTTGGTGTCATACAAAGCCATCATGTCGGTCTCACCCTTCATATAGGTGTAGGCTTCAACCAGTGAACCGTACAACAGTACAGTGTCAAAATTATCACCAAGCCATGTTGTGCTGGCTGTGACAATTGACTCAGGGTAATAGAAGAAGTGCAACTCAACGGTGTAGTTGGCGTCAGGCTTTGGGCCTACCATGAAGGACAGCTCTGTGGTGATGGTGCTGCCGGATACGGTTGGCCCAAACAAAGCGTAGTACTTGGGGAGACCGGTATCCGTTGTCTTGGGATATGCCTGACGGATGAAGTTCACATCCTTGTTCAACAAGTACTCGTAGTTTCCGCTTGCATCAATAACTGCCAAAGAATACGTGGCCAAGTAATCGTTGGGTGCAGAAAGATAAGGTGTTGTGGTTGAAACTACGCCCGTCATGTTTTTACGCAATGACGGAAACTGAACCATGTTGTAAATCCGCTGCTCTGCCTGCGCCACGAAGACAGGGATATTCGTTATGAAAGAAGTTTCATAATTCTCCGTGTAGTCTTCGATCGCCTGTTTCAGAGCAGCGTAGTTCATGCCATCGGGCCTCTGGCCATCACGCCTTTAGTGGCGCAACCCGTTCCACGGATTTTGATGCCGTCGGTCTTGACGCCTTCGTTGCCAGCAGACTTGCTGATGCGGCCAATGCTCACATCCATTGAGTCCAGCTTACTACGATTTGCGCCTTTGCCGGGATTCTCTTCCAAGTTCACGGGCTTGCCACTCATGGTATGAGGCTTGGCGTATGCTGCTGCGGGGAGGTTGTTAATCTTGGCCATGGTATTAACCCGACTTTTGGTTGTTTGCACGGGACATGTTACGGCCAAGACGCATACGGTCTTCAGACGTAGGGCCACCTTTTTTGAGCTTCAAGGTAGTGCCCTTGCCGCCTTTGTGTTCTTGAGCATCGTGCTGTTTGAACGCTTTTTTAATCATGGCGACATCTTGTTTCTTGTCTGCCTTCATTGATTCCATCTTTGCCATATCAAGCTCCTATCTGTACCGTTACTGTACCAACTTGCGCCGCTAATGCCAAGTAGTTTGGCGTCAGCAGATCATCATAAGCCCGCGAACCCCCAACAGGGTTCCAGCCCCATTGAATATCCCGCGAACCACCCGTCAAAGACCCTTGTGCATTTGGCCCTGCCGTCACGTATGTCGTGTCCCGGCGAGGGTTGCGCACCGCTTGTGGATCATCCACCGGATACATACCCAATTGCAACTGCGGTTGATCTGGGTCCCAACACGAATCGCAGACCAACAGATTGTAAATCTTTGTCTTGATGACTTCCTTCTTTAAGGCCGTCAATTTGTACTGGAAGCCGCACCTATCGCAAATGGCGATACTGTTCTTGCCAGATGCGAAGCGATTACCCATTTACGTACCGCTTCCAATGAACATCTGTCTTGGCACGAATCGTACCGAAGCCTTCTCGCGGTCTTCGTCAGAAGCCAGTTGCCAAGCCTCATCGTACTGGGCTTTTAAAACAGGTAAGCGCTCAGCCCCGCCTTGGACCTTTAAAGCCAAGTAGTAGGCTAACCCTGCAACCATGCAAGGAATGAAGCGGAAGGGCACATCCATGACGTTGACGCCACCACCAGCGTCCTGAGTACGGCGCAGACGCCAGTAAACGAACTGATATGTCTGGGTGTTGTCAGGAGTTGGCCAAACCGTAAAAGCTGGAACCTGAGTCCAATAAACCGTAGCGCCTACGGCATGGGTTGTGGCCAATGTATTCTGCTGTGCGCGTCCGCAGTTGTTCAGTGTGCCCGCCGTCGATCCTGCCGTAGGGGTGATGTACCCGTAGCTGATGACTTCGCTGTCGAGCTTAATGAACCCTGCGGCTGGCAAGTTGTTCACGTTGTCGATCGAGATTGTCGTGGCTGTAGCCGAGACTGTGGACGTAACCAACGCACCCACTGCGCCATCTTGGCCAGACATGCGCTGAACCCAGACCTGAATGGGCCGAGCCTGCTGTAACTTGTTAGGGATCGTGGCGTACGTAGAAACACTTATACGCGTAATGGTCAGGTCTGCCTGTGTCGATGCGCTGTTTGCGCCCGTGC